TTTTATTGCAGTTCGCAAACCAGCTTGAGTTGTAGCCTTTTCATCGAGCGCCAGGGCCTGTGCCTGGTCCAGTGTGTCGCGCATCAGGATGCGGTGGCAGATCACTGGAGCACCTTGGCCTTGCCGACGCACCCGGGCATTGAACTGCTCGTACAGATCCAAGCTCCAGTTAAGCCCGTACCACACAAGGATGTGGCCGTTCTTCTGGAGCCCGTCGATCCCGTGGCCCATGCTGGCAGGGTGGCCGATCATCAGTGCACAATCATTCGTTTTCCAGCGGTGCATGGCGTTGACCAAACTTGCTTCAGACTTACACTCGGTCAGGTTGATGGGGTCGAGGTGCTTGAACCGTTCCATGATCCGCTGGGCGTCAGACCGGTAGGCGTAGGAGCACAGGATGGGCGATCTTTGGGCCTCGTCAATGATGTCCTTTAGGGCGTCGAGTTTGAGGTCGTGCACCGGCTCCCACAGTGGCATCCCGGCCACGGGGTACATGGCACCGTTGCTGAACTGGAGACACTTGTTGGTCAGAGATGCTTGGTTGAACACCTCCACGTTGGTGCCGCTGTCGAGTTGCAGGAAGAACTCCCGCTCCATCTGGTCGTACTTGGCCCGCAGCTCATCGGGCATCTCGATCTCGATGTTGTTGACCATGAGGTCAGGCAGCGGGTTGTAGTCCTCTGCGGACATCTCCAGTGTGATGTCACCGATGAGCTTCTTGATCGTGTCCTCGGTGTCCTCGTAGGCCACTTCTTTGAATGGGCCAATCTTCTTGTAGAATCGGGTGCGGAATGCGGTCTTGCTGGTGCCCAGGCGCTCACCCTTGTCCACCACCAAATACTGCCCATGGAGATCCTTGTAGCCGTTGCTGGCCGGTGTACCGGTGAGCCCCGTGGACCATGTGAAGTGCTCGAGTACCTTGCGGGTAGCCTTGACCCTATCGGTTGCGCTGTTCTTCATCTTGCTGATCTCATCCCACACGATGCCGGTGAAGGGCAGGGGGCGATCCTTCTTGATGAAGTAGGTTTGCAGAGTCTCAGAAAGCCACTTCAGGTTCTCGTAATTGATAAGATAGACATCGGCGGGGCGCAGCAGGGCGCGGGTGCGCTGGTCCTTGGTGCCCGTGACCATGCTGAAGCGCAGGTGCTTCGTGTGCTCCCACTTTGCAGCCTCCTGGCGCCAGACAAGCCGGATGACTCGGATGGGAGCCACGATGACCACGCCTTTGAGGAAGCCGCACTTGATCAGGTGAGACAACGTGGTCAGGGTGATCACGGTCTTACCCAATCCCATATCTAACCAGAGCATGGAGTTCGGGTGGGTGCACTGGAAGTTGACCGCCTTCTTTTGGTAGTCGTGAAGCAGGTCGGGAGTCAGCATCCCATCACCATTAGATCAATCATTACCTTACCCTCACTTACGTTGTCGATTACAAAGACGTTTACTTTTTGTTCCCGCAGCCGGGTGTGTTCCCGTTCTTGGGCGGGGGTGGGCTTTTGCCCTGCTCGTTTGAATTCACAAAACCACACTCGGCCATCTGGCGCAATGAACAAGCGATCAGGCACAGCGGCTCTAGCTGGACTGGTGAATTTGTAAGCCAGCACACCTTTGGTTCTGGCGTATTCACAGACACGAGCCTCAATGTCCTTTTCTAACATTGGTCATCCTTGCGCCGGTTCTCGGCCTCAATCTCTGCGTCAACCTTGCGACCCTCTAGTTCAATCAGCAGCTCGACATAGTGCTTGGCTTTCTCCAAGTCAGCCAGGCCGTTCTTCTTGCGCCACCGGGTCACATACTTGATCACGTTGCCCTCAAAGTACCCTAGCGCGTTGGCATGGATGTACTCCACCGGTTGGATGGGCAGGTCTTTGTAGTGATTGCCTGCCACCTGTTTCTCTAAGCTAGACGTAGACATAATGCTTCAACCTCCTTAACGTAATAATCGAAATCCACGGGCAGCGTGGCATCCTTGATGTTGTTGCAAACCTGCACGGTCCACCCACTCTCCACGGCAAACTTACGCCATTCGGTCTTACCCTTGAGCGGCGGCATCCACTTGGTCAATGGTTTGCCACCCTTGGCGATGTAGTAGCGCGAGATGTTCTGGGCCTGCTCCTCACCCCACTGGAGATAGCTGGAGCGCGGCACCTTGGTACGCAGCATGAAGTCCATGATGTCAGGCCAGTTCTCCACAGTCTCGCGGATCGGCGCACCGTCAATCAGGTGCTTCTCGGCCACCTTGGCGATGACCAGAGCCCCGGCATTCTGGTGCCAGTCCATGTCGTACTCATACGCACCCTTGCGCTTGACCGACCCGTTCTCATACCGCGCCACATAGTTGTTCACGTCACGGATGAACATGTGGGAGTAGATGGCCTCCTCAAGCTGGAGCCCGGTACGGTCTTCCCATGCCTGCCGTGCCAGATCCACCAGCGCCTTCTGGTCACGGGGTACGCGCACAGTCAGGCCATCGGTGTTCACTTGGATCAGCTTCAAGCCGGGGATGTGCATCAACCCTTCGGCCAACAGGCACAGCAAAAGCTGCCCGTTGAGCGTGGTTTTCATGGTGTACAGCGGGTCGTAGAACACGCTGAACTTGTTGTTGGAGTCACCGTACACACCATTGAGTGCCAGCTTCAGCATGGCGCTTTCTGCGGACTTCTTGGGGTATGTCTTGCGCTGCTCGTACAGGCTCTTGTAGATGACACAGAACTCTTGTCCAAGGTGGGCAGGGTAGAAGCCGTTAGCAATAGCCAGATTGGGATAGAAACTAGAGACATCGAGGTCAACAATGACATGATCCCCGTCAGACTCCACCACCTCCGACTCAACTGAACCGTGTATGCCCCCAAGACCAAATACAAAAGTGAATCCGTCAATGGTGGCGGTAATGTCATTGAAAACTCCCTTAGTCTCGGTGATGGACTGGGCCTTGAACCACTCCAAGATCCGGTTGAACTCGGGCTGTTCAAACGTGATCCAAGGCAGCACGGCGTCACGCAGGTGGATCACCGGGCGCGGGGTCTGCCGTGGGGTGCGGCCACTCTTGTTGTAGTCATAGCAGGGGATGCCTGCCTCTTCCAGCTTCAAGACAAAGAACTCCTTGCCGATCTTGGTGTCGTTGAAGTTGAGCCAGTCAGGCCCGGGGTACATGACGCTCATCTTCTCGCGGAAGTTGATCATGTCCAGTGTGTGGCCCAGGAACACCTTGGTCTGTTTCACGTCATGGGCGTTGTAGCTCTTGAGCGTGGGCAGTTGGTCTTGGGTCAGCATCGTGCCCACCTTGAACGGCAGGTCCTCGATGGTGTCGGAGCGCATATTGAACTCCAGCGACTTCAGACTGGTGGCGCGGGCCTTGTTGTCGAAGTGGTGGATCTTGAACAGGTCGATCTGGTCCACCATGCGGTCAGAAGGCTTGACCATGTGGACAAACCGCTCATCGTCCTGGGAGTCGATGATGGCCTGAGCCTTGGCGTATAGCGTAGGCGCATCGGCGCGTCCCATGCGCACCAAGGTGTGCAGGATAGGGTAGTCAAACCCGATGCTGTTGAAGCCGACCATGCGGGCGCCGATGGACTTGAGTCCGAGCACCCAGTCAATGATCTCAGCAGAGTCATTGCGCCACGGGCTGATCTCAAACTGCCACCTGATCGGCAGCGTGGCATGTTCGGCGGCGATGGTGAACACGTTGGGGTACGTTTCACAATCCCAGATTACGTCATTGACCATTACAGTTACCTGATGCGGGGGCCGTAGCCCCCGGTTGATTACTTACGCTTCCCAAGGCATCTTGGGCGCTGCAAACGGCGCAGCAGGCATCGCAGGCGCACTCGGAACCGTAGCACCGAACATGCCAGCAGGAGCAGACGCCACCGCAGCAAAGAGGTTAGACGCATCAACGGCTCCTTCACCGAATGGGGTATCGTCACTTGCAAACTGAATGGCCACCAAATCGCAACGGATGCCGTTACCGTGCTTGTTCTGTTGCGCCCAAGGCTTGATGGCAGCGTTGACCCGGCAACCGCCGTACATCTTGCGTGTAAGCTGCTGGTAAGCCATGGTGTTGTTCGGGTCAATCGGGCTACCGTCAGCCTGGATGACTTGGGGCGGGGTGTCACGGCCACAGGTGATGTAGATGTGACCAGCGTAACCGTCGTAAGGCTTGAAGGTCTTTTTGTTGATCTTCTCCTCACCCGTGCCATAGCAGCGGGTCTTGCGGTCAGCTTGGATCATCTGCATGACCTGCTGGGCGTGTTCTGCCCACTTCATCTGCGCCAGTTCGGCGTAGCGGCGCATAAACGCGGCCACACCGGGGTGGTCAGGGGGCAGCAGCAGTTCGCAGTTGTAGCTGATGCGCTCGGCACCGGTGACCTCGTTGCGCTGCTTCTGGGGTTCAGCAAGGTGGGGAAAGGACAGACGGGCGCCAGAGATGAAAATGATATCGTTGGACATAGTTTGCTTTCAAGTTACTTTAACCAATCCGGCAGGGCCGGGACTTCTTCCACTGCACTGAACATCGGTGCAGCGTTCAATACAACCGCAGGACGGCTGTCTGACTCGGGGACGATGGTCAGTTTCCCGCCCATCTTGACAATGTACTCAGCATCAAGGGTCTTGAGTTGGCGCTCGGACAGTTGAGCCTTGACCTTCTCACCACCCTTGGTCTTCTCCCAGGTGAGCTTCTCGGCCTTGGCGGGCGACACCAGCTTGGTCTCCCAGACCGAGGACTTCGGGATGCCCATCTTGATCAGGCGCTCGGCCATCTCATCGTCCTTGAGGGACCATGCACGAGATCCGCGGCCATAGACTGCCTTGAACCCGGGGATGACCTGACCTGCTTGGAACCGACGCAGAGCTTCAGCCTCCACACCATCAAGGAGTTGACGCATCAGGGGTGCTGCTTCCATGATCTCCGCGATCTGCTGATCGCTCATGGTGTTGGGGTCTTTGTTGGCCGCTTGCATGGACACATCGACCTGTTGAACTGGCTGGAACATGACACCGATCTCCTTCATTACGTTACCTGCCAGCGCGGAGCATGAGCCCTTAGCGCGGCAATATTTACATTGACTATCACCCGGAACCAGTGGTGCATCAGGAGCATCCGTTGCGGCTGCTTCAGTGACCAGAATGGGAATCATACCCAAGATTTCAGCAGTTGTGTAATCTTTTGAGCGGATTGCAGAACCACCACGCAGGGCCAGCTTGGGCTGGATCACCGTGAGTCGAATAGTGCTGAAAAATAGGCACCATTGACTGGCAGTTTGAACCCGGCCAAGACACCGACTGCATACTGCTCCATCTGGAGCACGGCAGACTCCCATGCGTCATTGATGCCGTCCTTGTAGTCGATCAGCTCCAG